ACGTTGGTAAAAAATATCTTGAACCCCTTCTTGTAAGAATTAAGTGTAATAAGTCACTCCTTATTTGCTGATATTGAGTTTCCGTTAGGGCTAAATAATCCCCTTGTGTTGAATCCACAAAAGGAAATTCTAAACCATATGTAATACCTTCAGCCATATCTTATAAATATACTCTGTATTTTTTTTCTTATAAATAAAAAACCCATCAAAAATGATGGGTTTTATTTATTTTAGATGTTAGTTATGACTCACAAGCCACACATTGTAAATCATTTAGATTTAACTTCTTTCTTGAGAAAGCCTGTGCTGAGTTCATAGAGTGTTGGTAATACAGAGTTTTAACTCCAAGTTGCCATGCATCAATTAGAAGTTTGTTAACATCCTTTGTTGGCATGTCAGGTGAAACCATCAAGTTTAGGGATTGAGCTTGGTCAATATAATCTTGTCTTACCGCCGCTTGGTTAATGATAGATGCCTGATTAATTTCCGCAAAGGTTCTAAAAACATCTTTTTGTTCGTTAGTTAAGAAATCCAAGTGTTGAACTGAACCGTCATACTTCTTGATACTATCCCAAGTAGTTTTGTTGTCCTTACCCATGTCAACCAATAATCTCTTAAGAATAGGATTTTTGATTGTTACCTTCATTTTTGCAACATCCTTAACATAACAGTTAGACCAAATAGGTTCAATTGATTGAGATACTTGTCCCAAGATAAATGCTGAAGATGTTGTTGGTGCAATAGCATTCAATGTAACATTTCTTCTACCATAACCAACAAGTGTTTCAGGTTCACCAAAAATTTCGGCCAATTCTTCTGAAGCCTTGTATGATTTATCTTTAATTAATTTGAATACTTCAACATTCAATTTTGCGGTATCCTTACTGTCAAATGGTAATCCTTTAGATTGTAGTAAAGAGTGCCAACCCAATACCCCCAAACCAAGGGCTCTTTGTCTTTTAGCGAAGTTGTAAGCTCTTTCCAAGTAAAAGAAGGCTCTTTGTCCTTCAATGGTACCGTTTGTTCTTAATTCGTCAATTTTACCGATAAACTCTGTTACAACCGCATCCAAGAAATACACCATTAATTCAACTGCATCTGTGTCTTTCCACTCATCATAATGTAACAAATTCATTGAAGACAATACACATACAAATGATTCATCCTCAGAATTGTGAAGTGCAATTTCAGAACACAAGTTAGAGTTGTAGATTTTCATATCTTTATCTCTATACACCTCAGGTGCTTTATTGTTCACAGTATCCACAAACATGATGTATGGATATCCAATCTCACCTCTTCTTTGAATGACCTTAGCCCATACAGCTCTTTTATCAGAGTCACCGTTAACCATGTCCTCCATAAAATCATCGGTTACTGTAATTGCGTGAGTCAAATCTTGAATTGGAAATCCTTCAGTTCCAATTTCCAAGAACTCCATAATATCAGGGTGTTCAATTGGAAGGTATGGTGAGAATCTACCTCTACGTGTTGAACCTTGTGATATGTTGTCCACAACACTTTGGAATAGGTTCATAAAATGAACTGCACCTGGTGCGTGTCCATTGTCGGTAATTTCAGCTCCTCTACCTCTGAGGTTACCAAAGTAACCTGAGGTACCTCCACCCATCTTACTCATTTCACCAACTTCAGATTGAGTAAAGAGGATTGATTCAATGTTGTCTCCAATGTTTGAACCAAAACAACTTACCGGTAGTCCACGTTTTTTCCCAAAGTTAGCCCATACAGGTGATGATAATGAATACCACCCTTTACTCATATACTCGTAAAACTTGTCTGCAAAACCAACCTTACCTAATAGTTTTTCAGCATGGTTCGCAATTACACGAATTCGTTCAAACGGTTCTTCTCCTTCGCTAAGATATCCTCTACGAAGAAATGTTATGGATTCGTCATTAATCCAATCAAAAGGTTTTCTATTTTCCATAATAATTATTACTGTAAATATAATTAAAATAAATCGTTCAAAGTAATAGACTTTGATTTTTTACTGTAATTTATACTACGTTTGTTAAAAAAGTCTGTGTGTTTTGTTGTTAAAATTTCGTCATTAAACCATTCGGTAGTTTCCAATGTAATAGGGTTCACATCAAATACTTTATCAATCCCAATAGCATTTAATGAAATGTTAAATCTATGTTTGATAAACTCTAATGTTTGTTCTTTAGTTAGGAAATCCAAATCACCTTTTTCAAAAATCCAATCAACAATATCAGTCTCAGCTTCGTAAGCATCAATGGTAGCGTTAATTAAATCTTGAACTAATTCAGGTGTCCACCAACTTGGGTTTTCTTTTTTAATTAGATTGACTAAGTCAAACCCAAATTCTGCGTGAATATTTTCTTCTTTTGAAGTTGCCTCAACTGCGTTACTTGTACCTTTCAATACGTTCTTAAACTTATTGAATGACATGATAACTAAAAATTGTGAGAACAACGATACGTTTTCCACAAACATTGAAAACAATATAACGGACTCAAAGTAATCTTGGTTTTCAATTGCCTTTGAATTTGAGATAGATTTCTCCAAATACTTAATTCTTTTACGCATTGCAGGTACCTCAAGTAGATTTTCAAATTCTTTATTGAGTCCAAGTACTTGAATTAAGTTTGAATAAGCGTCTGCGTGTCTTACTTCAGATTCCGCAAACGTTGCACCAACACTACCAATTTCAGGTTTTGGTAACTTCTTATAAATGTCACCCCAAAAAGTTTTAACAGCAATTTCAATTTGTGAGATAGCCAACATAGCTCTTTGTACCGCAGACTTTTCTTTTTCATTTAAATGAACCTTAAAGTCTTGAATGTCAGAAGTAAAATTAAACTCAGTATGAACCCAATAGGAATGACGAATAGCATCAACGTATTGAAGTAAATTAGGATATTCGTAAGGTTTTAAGTTAACTCTCTTGTTGAAGATATTTGGTCTGTGTTTTGAGCGATAAATAATGTACTCTTTGGCAACATCATTTAAACCATTGTCCATTAATTTATTCTCAACCATATCATGAATCTCATCAACATGAGGTACTTTGGTCTTATCGTTTCTGAAAAGACTTTTCTTGGTTAATCTTGATATTTTTTCAGCCATTTCATCATCAACTTTGTTAATACCCATCATCGCTTTTAAGATAGCATTTTGGATTTTGTCCGATTCGAATGGTACTTTATCACCACTTCTTTTAATCACATATTGTGTTTCACCTTGAGTTAATTCATTAGAATTATCCATAATATTTAATATATTTTTTTTTAATTTTTGTTTATTGGGCGTTTTGTTGTTCTCTTTGTTTTCTTTTCTCAAGAAGTTCTTTGACCCTGTCTCTCTTTTTTCCTTCTTGTTGTTCTTCGAATCCAAGGAAAGTTGTTGACGATTCAGTATCTATCTCCAACAATTCGTTGTCAAATTTACAATTTTCAAAAATAACACCATCAGAGCCAATACGAGATTTAGTAATCGCAATTGTTGCTAATTTTAATTCTTTTTGTTGAAGTGTTTTAGCAACTGAAATAATTACGTGACCAACTTGAGCCTTTTTGATTGAACCCCCCATTTGGTCGGTAGTTACAACTTCAGAAGAAATTGATGAACGGTTACCTTGAGTTGCGGTCCATCCAACAAGATTCATTTCGTGACACATAGCCTCAAAATGTCTCATCACAGAACCTTCTGCTTTCCACTCGTCATTCCTTGTATTTTCAGGAACAACACAGTCAATGTAATCCAATGTAACCATATCAATTGGAGTACCATCGGCAACCATCTTTCTGATTTGGTTTTTGATTTCATTCATTGTCACAGTATCCGAAGGTAATTTCTTCAAGATTAGTTTGTTTGACATCGTATTCTTAATTTCTTCCACTTTGTCCATAACAGCCTCTTTTTCAGTTGCTAATCTATCAGGTTCAACTCCAGTCCAAATTGTGAAGTGTTTTCTTTGGATAATCTTTGGGTTGTCTTCAAAAAAGATTTGAATAACGTTATATCCCATGTTAAATGCTGTGTTAGCAATTTTGGTCATGAGTGTCGTTTTACCAACACCGGTAGGTGCCAAGATAACTCCAATCTCACCCTTTGCTAAACCACCTTTCATTAGTCTGTCAATACCCGGAATTCCCATTGGGATAGGGTGTCTGAAGTCATCATTAAGGACTTCATCCATTCCCGAGAAGATGTCTTGTACACCACCATCTCTAATTCCAACTTGTAGGGCGGTTCTAACCAATCCTTCAACCGTATCATAAGATTCAAAATCACCTTGGTCTATGATTTTTTGAGCTTTGTTCATTACCTTTTGAAGTTCTTGTTGTTTACAAAACTTCAAGGCTTTTTCTTGCACAAACACACTTCCCTCAAACGGTGCGTTTTGAACTTGTTTAATAGTGTCTAATACAATCTTCAACGCCAACTCAACTGAAATTTCTGCTTTGGATATTTGTTCCAAAGTTTCAAATCCAGGTGTTGATTGATACTTTTGGTAATATTCCCTTACCATTTGTATAATTAATTTAAAATATTTGTTGTCGAAATAACTAGGGTCTAAAACTTCGATAATAGATTGTGCGAACTCTTTATCTACGATGATTTGGTTAAGTAATTGTATTTGAAATGTATTGCCGAGATAGTCGAAATTTTTAGTCATAGAGCCGCGTGTATAAATTAAATATTACCGACTTAGGTCATAACTCAGGAAGTCATGATATAAATTTTGAGCTGAAAAAATGTCAGTCAATCCTTTCAAAATGATTTTAAGGCTGGGACGTACATCAACCGTATATCTCACTTTTGGTGGGTACAATTTCGCATCAAAAATTCTGTGTAAAATAATTTCATCGGACAATTTGACATACAGATGGAAGTACTCAGGACCCTCTGTATTTGATGTGTTTAGAACATCTGGGTCATTGGTAATTTCATCTTGATTGTCCATCATGTAAATTACTGTTTTCATTTTGAGATTCTCGGACAACATCGTTTCTACTTCTTTCATGAAGTAAGCTAAATCATAGGACTTTCGTGCCAATGGATTATAATTTTTGACATTGTAAAAACGTTGAACGACAATGTTGTTGTTCAAGGTTAGGAGAAACTCCATCTTAACTACGGATTCTTCTTTCATAATTTAATTGTTTAATTGTTTGTATTTGCGTTTTTCTTTTCTTGTGAGTTTGGTAAAAGGTTTCATAAAATTAACAAAGGCATCATCGTCCTTGGGTTGGTATTTAAAAAAACCATCTTCCATCATTAAACGGATTAAGTTTTTATTATCCCTACCCTCAGGGTCTAATGTTTCAGAATAGTAAAGGGTGACAAACTCTTTTGCTTCATCTGTGATGATGGGGTTTCTAAGGTCCACAATTTTTTGATTAATTCTGAAGAATTCATCGCCAATCTGTCCTTTTTTTGTTTTTCCATTTTTAATATTTTGTAAAACTGTTTCTTTTCTATTTTCGGAAATTAACTTGTCTGTCCTTGTACAAATATCGGAAACAGTTAATACATTATCAACAATCTCAGGAAATAATTTGACAAAAGTTTTTTCACCAAGACGGTCAATACCAAAGATATTATCCGACTTGTCACCCAAAAAAACTTTAACAACAAGAACGTTTTGGTGAGGTATGTGAACATCACCAAACTTTATCTTGTCTCCGTAATTATAACTGATTTTCTTGATTGGAGAATAAATGGAAGTATTCTCCGAAATGATTTGTAAAAGGTCACGGTCTGATGAAAAAACAACCTTTTCTTCGTCTGTCGCTAACGAACAATAATAGGCTATCAAATCATCAGACTCATTACCATCAATTTCAATCTGACGAACAAAACACTCTTCGAGATATTGTTTAACTCTCGACTTTTGGAAGTAATATGACTCAAGCTTGGCTTCAGTCATATCATTCCTTCGGTTTAATTTGTAGTCAGGATATAACTCACGTCTTGATTGTGAGTTGTTTTTGCCATCCCAAAAGACGATGACTTTGTCGAATTCGTTTTCGTCCAACTGGCGACGAATGGTGTTGATGAAGTGAAATACCCCGCCAATGTGTTCGCCTTCCACGAAAAAGTCTCTGACTCCGTGGAAACCGATTTTAAATAAGTTATCTCCATCAACTAATAAAGTTTTGACCACAATTGTGATTTATAAAATTAAAATTTTTTTCCTTTTTTGATATTTTCTGCAGCCCACAAAGGTTGCAGATTAGTATAATGACACAACTTCAAAAGCTCTTCAACATTCTTGGCTGAGGATAAGGGGATAATGTGGTCAACATGCCATTCATTTCTTTTTTTCCAATTCATCCCCTCTGTAAATTTGCTTTCTAAAAAGTTTTTTAAAAAACTAGGAGAACAACCAATAATATCAAATGTCTTGTTTGTTTTTTTTATTTCAAATACATTCATATATTTCCATAATCTGCACCTCATTCTATTAGTCAAAACAAAGATTGGGTCAATTTTTCTTCTTTCTTTCCTCTGTTCTTGTTTTCTTTTTTTGTAATTTTGCCGATACTGCTTTCTTTTATCAGGATTTTCTGTATAAAATTTTTTCAATCTTTCACCAAGCCACTTAGGATTTTTGGTTCTAAGAATTTTTTCAGATTTTTTTGTACATGTTTTACATTCAGGTCTAAAACCATCTTTTTTTGTACTGTCTTTTCGAAAATCAGAAGAATTCAGATGAAGGCCACATCTACAACAAACTTTAGTTTCCATTGTTAATATATTCTTTTAATAATTTATTAACAAGGGAAGAAAGATTTATCGATTTATCTTTAAAATATTGTGGTAGTTTGGGGTCTATTGAGACACCAATCTTAACTTTCTTTTCAATATCTTCTTTTTTCTTTCTTCCCATATTAATAAATATCTACTAATATAATAAAAGTAGAATAATTACAACTTTTTTTTAATTATCTTCTTTTTCATCCTTCAAATCAAAATCACCATCAGTACCGATAATTTCTTTCCAATACTCCGCATATTCTGTTTTGTATTTTTCAATAGAGATTTTTTCTTCCGCTGCGTCTTTACCCGCCAAGAACCCGTGTGGTGTTACAATTATCTTACCATCCTCATAACCCAAACCTGATATGTGATTTTTCATTACAGATACTTTAGTTCTAATTGCGAACTTTACACTTCTTTTATCTTTAGTTGCTGTAATTTTGTTTGTTCCCGATTCTTTTTGATTACCAAATAAAAAAACCAAAGATGAATTTAACCAAATCGCCTCACCACCCTTACTTTTAATTTTAGGTTGCCCAAATGGATTATCAGGCAAACTCACCCAAGGCTGGTTGATTATAACCAAAGTATTTTCGTACTTTGATTCCGATTTCCGACTTCCTGAAATACGTTGATTAATACCCATTCCAATTTTGTCTGCTAACACACCAGCATTTTGCATCTTCCCGCCCTTACCTTCAAATGTCATCTTACAAGGGACCGAACCAACTGAATCCCATAAAAATAATAAATCATACTCCAATTCACCCTTTTCTTGTGCGTCAAGTAAAGAATTAATATAATCAGTAATTTCCTCAATATAACTGAAACCATTATTGAAGATAAAAAACCCATCCCAATCTATTTCACCGGTTTCTTCGTCAACTATTTCTTCACACTTAAATCCCATAAGGCGAGCATGTTCAAAACTCCACTTTTGTTCAGTAATAATGAAAACTGGGAGAATTTCTTTTTTTTGAGCATCAACCGCTGCTTTTACTAAAGCAGTAGTTTTCCCGGTATCGGAATGTCCGAGAAACATATTAATGTGGCCAATTGCTGGTCCAGGGAGCCCTACCGCATCAAGAAAATCAGTGCCCAAATCAAAAAATTTTTGAGGCTTATACTTTGCGGATGTTGAATATTTCTTCTTAAATGAAGAAAAATCAGTTGATTTCTTTATTGCCATTATATTTCCAGAATTCAGTTAATACTTGTAATTTGTCGCTGGCATTTGCCAACTTTTCAACCATGTTATCCATTTCTTCCAACATCTGAGGGTGTTCGCCAATCCCTGCAGCGTTTTCAAGGTAAATCATCATAGTCGCTTCCGCTTCCAAAATCTGAGACTCATATTTTTTTTTGAGACTGTCTATCGCTTTTTGTCTGGTTTCTTTTGTCATAATTTTTTTACTAATAATTCTACTATAAAAAATATAGTTTATAATACATTTTTTCCTAATGATTTTTGAATAAATTCCAAATGTTTATTTTTAGTATCAAGAATAACCCCACCTATTGTTGAGTAAATCATTTTTTCTTTATTGTAAATCAAATATCTATGAATTAAATTATGTTCTTTAATGGAAAGTTTTATAACGTCTAGCCAATCCACTTGATTATAAGACCAATGGTGTAAATGAAAACCTTGTTCTTTTGTTAAAAAAATTTCTGTATATTTTGCCGCTAGATATTTTTCAGGAAACTTTTGTCGATATCTTTTCATAATATTTTTCTTTTTTTCAGTAGAAGGTTTGTTTTTATCCTTATACCCAAGCCTATGATATTTTTCGCGATTTCTTTCCCTCTCTTTTTCAATCCATTCAGGATTTTTTTTTAATTCCTTAATTCTTCGTGAAGTATCTTTGATTGTACATTTTTTACACTTATTTAAATGACCATCAGGCATTTTCTTATGAACATAAAATTCTTGTATTGGTAAAATATTACAACACTTAAAACACTTTTTTTCAGTAATTCCCATATAACTTTGTCATGTATTTATAAAATAATACATGACAAAGTTAAAATGGTTATTTTACCATTCTAAAATGGCAAATCTTCATCGGGTGTTGAATCAGCCTGAGGGTCCGTGTACGTTTTGTTTGCTGTGGTACTTGTCATACCACCGCCGTATGATTCAGTGGAAGCCTCTTCATTACCATAGACGTATCCACCTTTATCACTATCCCAACGTGGAACTTCACCACGAGCGATTGACTCAAGATATTCAACAGGTTTCTTAGAATAAACATCTAACCATGTCATCTCATTTTCAACCCACCCTTTCAATACTTTCATATCTTCATGAATAGGTGCTGCGTCTTCATACATAATAGTTGATACGGTCGTGTATGCCGCTCCTTTAGGAGTCTTTTGCTTACTCAATTCAATGATAAGGTCACGTCCTTTTTCAGGGTCGGTGATATCACCTTTGTTTCTCCAAATAGGGATGATTTTATCAAGAATACCTTCATTCTTGTAGTTATGTTTGAATCTCCAAAACTTCACACCGTCTTCTTCGTGGTCACGGTCAATAACCTTTACAATATAGAATTTACGTGATTTGTACTGTTTAGCCAATTCTTTGTCAGATTCTTTACCTGTTGACATAAGTTCTTCATATACTTCGTTCAATGGTGAACGCTCGTTATCATTTTTTCCTGGGTCGTAAAATTTTTGCCATTTTCCACCTACTTGGATTTCATGGTACCAAGCCTCTTTAAAAGGTGAACTACCATCTATGGTTGGGAGGATTCGGATACGTCGTGTTCCTGAGTTTGATTTCTCATCAAGAATAAGAGCGAAGTATTTCTTCATTCTTTCTTCTGATGACATACGGTTTTCTCCGCTTGAGCTGTTTTTCTGTGATTGTTCGTACTGTGCAAGTACTGCGTCTAATGATGTTGTCATAGTTTTTTAGATATTATTTTAGAGTTTAGTTTAAAGTTACAAATTTAATTTTAATTAGTCAAATAAAAAAAAAGGTTGTGGGATGTCCACAACCTTAATATAGTCAAAAATATTAAAAAATCAAAACTTAAATTTAGTTTTTTCTTCCTGAGGTCTGAAAGTTGATTTGATTTCTGAAGGATTTACATCCTCAACTTCATCTGATGTTAGAACATATTCGTGTTTACCCGATTTTTCAAAGTCTTCTTTCTTATCATCAAAGAAGTCTGCCAACTTTTGGGTGAATGGTCCTGAGTCCAAACTTCTCAATTGTAGTTTTTCTTGTGGGGATTTCTCACGATACTTTTCAATTTTAGTTTCAATAGCATTGAGTTTGTCAACTAATTGGTCCATATCACTTAACTTAGATTGTAAGTTGTCAAGATATCCAAATAGATTACCAAAATACTCTTCTTGTTTTTTTTCAATATTTTGTTGAGACTTAACCAATTCTGTTATGTCCAGCTCTTGAGTACCACTACCGTTTTCATCTGATTTACCTTCGTCATCAATTTTTGTGACTTCACTATCAGTAGCCACATCAATCTTTTGTGGTGGCATTGATGGGTCTACCGGTGCAGCTTCAGGAGCAACTGCTGGTTCAGCTTCAGGTGTTGGTGGTAAATCTCCTTCAGGAGGTAATGCCTGTTCGGTAATATATCTATTAATCTTGTGATGTCTCTCAATTTCCTTGAGTATTTTCTTATCTAAATTCATCGGTTAACCATTTAATAAGTTTTTTATTCCGTGTTGGGTTTCTACTTTAACTTTACGATTTGCAGTGTGTTGATGACCGGCTCTTTCAATAAGACCATCTTTTTCACGAACAACATAACAATCGCCCGTATCAAGGTCACATACTTCTGTGTTACCATCACCAATTGGCTTTGATGAAATTCTGGCTTGTTTACCAAGGTACTGATTTAATCTATTATTTAAATCCATAGTTTGAGATTTTTATTATAAATATCAACAATATTCAAATTATTAACAATTTGAGCCTATCTGTTTACATTGAACCCCATTGAAGGAAACTATTTTAGTTCCACTTCCATTCGGATAACAACTACAACAGAAATTATTAAGTATTGAATCCAATATACTTACCGATACAATATCATTGGCTTTGTATCCCAAATTAGGACAATCAAGTGGTAAGATACCTAAAGTTGTTGTGAACCTATAAAGTCTTGCTGGTGTTCTAACTGTCGCAACAAAATCAACATAGTAATCACCATTTTCGGTTATTCTATCCAAGGCAACGTTCCAACTATTTTGAGACACAAAACTTCCATCCGAGTTGTTTGATAATGTGTTTCCTGATATTTCAAAATTAGCAACAGGTACAGATTGTATCAAATTATCTTGATTAATAACCAATGTAACAGGGTAACTGTTTACAAGTTGTCCTGAGAATACATTTAACACACCTGTCAATCTGTTATCTACTTGTGACACATAATTTACCGACAAGTCATATTGGTTTAATGTTAACGCGTTTGCTAAGATAACATCGTCAGTTGTTATTGGTGGAAGACTTGATGTACTTGGTGTGGGAGTTGGTGGTATATTACCAGTACCAGGTCCTTGACCTTGAACAAATACAGTTGAAACTGATGGTGTAGGACACGGTGGTGTGGCAGTAACAATATTACCAAGGTTTGTTGTTGGGTTTGGTACAGGCCTTGGAGGTAATTGAATTGTTTTAATTGGAGGTGTTACGTTGTTTAATAAATCTACCGCCTTAGCATATGAGGCACTTAAAGTAATGTTTTGCGTCTCAGTAACTTGTTTATCATAAGGCCAGTTTTGTAAGTAGTATTGTATCATACCAACACTCTTAATTCTTTGGATACTTGGAAGAATCTTATCTCTCACAAATAAGATATATTTATCAATACTTACAAAACTAACATATGGTAATGTTACATTACTATTTTTTTCGGTTGTTGCAGATTGACAAGTATATGTGTTAGTGAAATACTTATCACCCAATGGTCCGTAATCACTTGTCAGAGTAACCTTACCAAAGTTATAATCGTAACCTTTGAATTTATTTTCAATACCTGATGACATCCAAGAGATTACAAATATACCAAAAACAACTTCAGGTCTTTGTTCAACTTTTATAATTTCATTATAGAATTGTTGTGGAGTATAAATAAATGTTTTCCCAGCAACTGATTGGAAACCAAACTCAGCTTCCAAATATGGGAACGATACTTTTGAGGTACAAGAATTTTGAGCCGCCAATTGATTGTTTGTTTGAACTGTCTGATTGGCATTATTACCTTGTGTTGTTGTTGATGCAGTCTGTAGTGCGTTATCTTTAGTATTTCTATATTGTTGTAATAACTTAGAAACTAAGTTTGTTTTAATACTTTGAATATAAACATCAATTCTTGGTAATGACATATAACTTTGTCTTATACCTTTAAATGTGGTTTGAAATTGTCCTGGTTGTATTGAGTGTTTTACTTCAGTAATCATGTACGAACCATTAAACATTGGTACGTGTCTCAAATTAAAATACATTGTTGGTTGAAGTAACGCATTACCTAACGCAACAACTTCACATTCATAACTCATGTTTTTGTATATGTTATACAGAGAAACATTTTGTGTTGCAGTACTTCTACCTGTGGCGCTGTTCGCCATCAAATTAATTTGTTGTATTGATTCTGATGTTGCCTTTCCACTATCTTGAGTAATTGCGAAAGAATAAAATATATTTTGATTACGAGTTCCAATATCAACGTTGAATCCTACAACTCTGTTAGACAATGCATAGTCGGTTTTTGTTCCTAAATCCTCATAGAATGGATTAAGTTGTTCATTTCTCAAATCAAATGAATCACTTCTAAACATATAGTTTTTATTATCTTTCATATCCAAATATGAAGATGGTCTATCCGTATAGAAACAAACAAGTTTTGGTCCCGATTTTCTAGTGTCTACCGTCATGTAGGTTCCCCACATTTCATTAGCAAACTCTTGTGATGGTTGAACTGTAACAGGTAATGGTGCTGGCGAGTTTTGTACGTTATAAAAATTAACATACGCAGGAACCGGCATAACCGAAAAATGGTTTTGTGTTAATATTCCACTGATAAATGTGAAGACACTCATCTTCAAATTCATAAATTCAGGGTCAACCATTTGTTGTAACGCAAAAATATCAATGATAACTTTATCACCAACGTTTCTCGATGCTCTATCTAAGAATAACACATCTTCAAATAAAGTTCTTGAATCATCATAACCGGCAATCCACTTATCATTCAAAGCCTTAAACATTTCATATAGTTCAACCTTTGTTTGACTTCCCTCCCACTGTGATTGAATAATACTTTCAGGAACTTCAGTTACATCCGGTAATCCTGTGTCAGGTTTTTTAATTTTTGTGTCGGTTAAATTTAAAGTATCATTAAAGAATGTAGTGTGTTCATTAATCCAAGAATTTATTTGTCCTGCAAATTGTTGAATTGTTAATGTATCATCCTCAAGTTTTTGAGTTGTATACATTTTTGCAAGTGTATTTAACTCGGCAATGTTCTGCGAATTTAATTCAATGTTAGATTCTTCAAAGAATTGGAAAATATAATTACCTATAGTTCCGATATCGGCCTGTGGTATGGTTGAATTACCAAAATAAATTAAGGCAGTTTCAGTTGTGTTAAGGAAATTTGGTGTTGATAAGGTCAATACCTGATAGGGTTGCCATTGAATTGGTTCCGTAAGTTGGGGGGCATTTGTTATATGTTGAATATATGATAACCAAACTCTTTTATCATAGTCTGTAGGATTTCCAAGTTTTAAAGCAATATCATAATTCATCAAGTTTTGAATTTTTGACATAACCAAACTATATTGGGAATCTACCATATCCAATATCATTTGTTGTCCTGTAGACTTTGGTAATGGTACACTCATCAAATCCCTAAATAATAATTGGAAATTTCTGAATTTATCGTTTTGAGTATTTTCAACACCAAACGTTTCAAGTCCAATATTGTTGCTTGAAGCGGTGATAAATGTATTTGTGAATTTTGATGATGGTTGTGAGAAGTTTAAAAATTCACTCTCCATCAAGTCCAACACACTTTTTTCAAAAACAGTAAAGACCTCTTCAAATTCAGCATAGTCATTAGTATTTGAAAATTTAAATGATGACGTACCTAAAGTATTTTTGGTGGTAAAATAACTTTCAAAATTTGGTCTAACAATATCTGTAGTATCAAAATATCCATAGTTAGGTAAAGACCAAAAAGTTCTAACAGAACCATTAAATATAGAACTATTGTTGTATAAAGGTTCAGTCAACACACCAATTGAATTAAAACACTTAAACCTTATTTCATTTTGTTGTGTACCAAATGATGGTAGGATATAATAATTTGTTTGTGGTGTTGTGGCATTTAAAGAACAACTATTAATATTTGGATTTGACTCGGGTATTGTATCAGGTATAACAACTGAATAGGTACTAATATCAATTGTTGTTGATAATCCTGTAGTGTCTAAAGTTGTTGTTGTGATGTTTGAATCCGCCAAGTTTACAACCTTCATACCGTTGTTTATGGCTTGGGTTATTTCACCGTCACTATAATTTGTGAATAGGTTTCTACCATTCAAGAAATAATTGAAACTATTAACTGTTTTGGGATAGAAACCTAAATCCATCTCAACAGTTCTTACGTTATTTGCAAAAGTTTCTTTTTGTAATGTATAGGAAAAATTACCTACAGTGTATGTTTTACTTGTGTTTGGAGTTCCCGATGTTGGGTCATACTGTCTAGCATAATCAAAATCACCCCAAATTGGACTTAGAATATCTTGTCTTTGTTGTATTTGAGTTTTGTATCTATGCCAAAGTGAACCATATTTTAATAACCAAACATATGGTAATCTATGAACTGCACCAAACTTTTTGAACGATGCAAATATGTAATCCAATGAAATTGTTGTACCAGGTTCAACATAACTCTTATATCTTTCTCTGAGTGTTGCTAACGGTAAAGAATTTAAAAATAAGTAAGCGGCTTGTTTATAAGGACTTGATTGACCTGTTTGGTCTTGTTCTACACCATACAATATTGAATTAATAAAATATGGAGTGTTTAACATTGAAGTTGTGGTATCAAATTCTATTTGACTAAAGTCCGTACTATTTGTTGGTGGAGTGTTTGATACAATACCTTCGGTAGGTAACAATAATGTTCTATTACCATATAATTGTACCAAACCTGACGATAAATCAGGTGTTTGAGTTTCAATATAATTAAATGATGTTACAGGTCTGATTTGATTATAATCAACAG